AGTCTACTTGGTCAGTAGAACTTAGTGCCAGACTTCCATTTCTCAAAACAAACAGAAATCTGATTCCTCCAGTCGTTCCAACTAGGAGAGAGTGGCTCTTTATGTCGCCTAGTATCCAGCATACAAAGTCAATGACTTCTACCATAATCTCCAACAGCTCGAGTAAGCCACTGACCATTCTCGCACTCAATTAGTGAGACAAAGTCCAATCCTCCGATCTGGTAGGCTTCTTGGACTATCTCTTGTCTATAGTCTCCAGATAAAAACCCAGAGTGCCAGATACTCGGCTCCTCCTCAATAGTGAATGTTTCTCAACTATTCAGGGTTATAGAACCTGTGGTTATCTGCTCTTGTGAGTCAGATTTTTGTTCTGGTTTTATGTTCTGACCTACCAGAACAGCAAACCCAAAGACCAGCAGAAAGATACTGGTCACTAGGGCATTGATTGATTTATCACTCATGATATAAAGTTAGATAAAACTAGTTAATCTTCAGCTCCTTTTCGTTATCAATAACTGTGATAACTCCCTTATACCTTTCTTTTTCTTTCTTGTCTTCTAGGGAGTTATATCGCTCCTTGATCTCTTCTTGAGTCCTTTTTTCCTTTTTGTCCGCAAGGATGTCTTCAGATACCCCAGCTTCAATCAGTTTTTTCTCCTCTTCTTGTGAGAGGGAAGCAACATTGATCACCACGGAAGCCGTGATATTCTCGCTTACGATTCCCTTGAGCTTCTCTTGGTCTGCCACAGGATCAAGAGCAAGGACAAAGTTCTTAAGTCTGAACATCTCGTGAGGAAGCTTGTCCTCATCAATTACGGTTTTTGCCCTCTTAGTTCCCAGATAGATTACTCCGTTTTGCACTGATACCTTATGTTTTGCATCAGATCCAAGAGCTGAGAGAATATACATTAGATAAGCATCTAGCTTTCTGATCTCAGCTTGGTGTGATTCGTTGCTCTGCTGGAGAGCTGCGATTTCCTCGTTATTCGCTGCGATATAACCTTGCTTTTTTCTCCTTTGTCCTAAGACAAAGTTTATTTTTTCTTCAGCTGCAGCTTTATTTTCTGCAACTTGCTTTGTTAATTCTTCCTTGATATTTTTTACATCTTCTTCAGAGAGTCCGTGGAGTTCTCTGAAGTCAGGCTTATCGAGGTTTGCAATATCTAGTTCTAGACTAGAAATTTGGTTGAGAATTTCGTTTGTTTTCATGTTTTTAGGTATAAAAAAGATAAAAATTCTGATTTATGATTTTTTTATTTTTTTACATCTCCATCATTCTGATGGCATTCCTCTCCATTGAATTAGATTGCCTCCAGTATAAGCTCTAATGCAATCTTTTTTTGTCTCAAATTCCCCCTGAAATACTACCTCACCTTCAGGAGAATATATTCAATATAACTGTTTCATGGTATGGTCTAAAAAAGATAAAACTAATCTTGTCGTGCTTTGTATGGATCACGAGGTGGGTAAGGTTTCCAAATCTTTTCCCATCTCCTAGTTTTCCCATTCCACTTCCTCCATGGATACATCTTTTTTATTTTAGATATATCTGGAGCTGGTGGATTCCTTAATTGATCACACAAGCGATCTACTCTCGCTTGTATGACACTAAAAGGGCAATCAGCAAGCCGCTTTCTTTTCTTCCTCAGTTTCAGTTGATGGAGCGAATAGCTCATCTACATTCACTGGCTCAACCGGTGCTTGAGTTTCTGTATTGGGTCTAGGGTTTGGGTCAGGCTTGCATACCCCTACTTCTAAGAGCTTTTTATAGCATCTCTCCGTAAACTGGACATCGCCCTCACAATACTCCTTGATCATACTGAGATTGTCCGCATAGTAGCAGTAGGCTACATTTGATCATGACATCTCTAATTTTGGACTTTCTCCTAGGAGTGTCATTGAGAGGAGATCCAACGAACAACCAAAGCTGGTCTGTTTTCGGATTTTAAATACATCTACCGTGTCAATCTCCCACGGCTTAGCATTCCCAATACGGAGCTTTTTATTTGGCAGAATGTCGTTGATCATCATCCTCTTTCGGAGGAACGGAATATCAAACTCGTTAATGTTAAATCCTCCAAGGACTGCATCCTGATGGAATGCTAGCACATCATTGAATTCCAGAAGGAGCATCGCTTCATCTTGCCCAATCAGACTTTTCACCTGATTATTTATTGAGTAAGAGATACAAACCACCTTAGCGAATTCAGGATAGATACTCGCTTTCTCCATGTAGGATCTCTCAAAGGTTGTAGTGATCCCTTTTTCGATCATTTTATTTTCCCAAAGTCTCTTCTTTGGATAAGATCAGAATTCTGAACTATTTACTTCAGGTGCGGTTTCAATATCAAACCATAAGATTTTTTTGTCCATTTTTTCGTATCATAAAGATATAAATTAGGCTTCAAGCCAGTTAAGAATTGTGTCAGCAGAAGTTTTGAAATCTGATTTTCCCCCTGCGGTAAGGATTGCAGCTCCTATCGCTGCGATTTGCTTGTTGGAGATTCCAGCACCCTTGCTAAAAGAAGGTCTGACTTCTTTGTATTTTTTCTTCCCATCTGCAGTTTCTTCTTCGGTATAAGTGATGGATTGACCTACAACGAGAGCGTCTTTTTTTCTTTTTCCTAAAGTAATTGTCTCGCCATTCTCTAGCTTAACCGTAATATAATAAATGGTCATTTGTCCTCCTTGTCGTTCTTTTACTCCAAGGATTTCTAAGATTTTTGATTGTTTCATGATTGTTATTTTTTAGTTGATAAATGTTCTTTTAACCTCTGGAATTGCTCCTTTACCTTTACTTTTTGCTCAGGAGTAAGGGGTTTAGAATCTGATTTTTCTTCTGGTTTCGTCTCTTTGGGAGATCTCATTCCATCAAGCAAAGCTTCCATTTTCTCTATGGCTTTTTGATCTCAAAGTTCTCAAAACCATTCGATAGGGTGAATCTTCCTATCTTTAGATTGGGTTCTTGCCCTCTGAGTAAGAAAGCTTCTCTCTTGCCATGTTCTTGAATAATAATATTTCTCAAGTTCGGTCGTAAGATAGGCAGGTCTAATCTCCTTGATGTCGTAAGTATTGATAATAACCCCATCAAGTTCTATCATCTTACTTTGCTCTATAGCTTCCTTGAAGGGCTGTCTCTGATTATCATCTAGTGGAAGTGCATTGCGATTGCCATTTCAGTCCATGTAGAATACAAGGGCTAAAGGTTTATATTGCTTGATTTCCATTATTGTGATTGTCAGGAACTAAAAGATCTAATATTTTTTTTAGAATTTGTTTTTTCCTGAAATTTGAGTCTTACTTGTGCAACCAGCTCGCCGAAGTGATCGTAAATTTTTTTAGGAGAGCTGAGCTTTGCTCAGAAGTATTTGTCATCTTTCATTAGTGCTAGAATTGTAGCAAGCACTTGATCTCGACTGTTTTTTCAGCTAGCAACACTTTCCATCTTCTCAATCTTTTTAATCAAGTTTTTCGCATCTTTCCTAGCATCTCATTCAGATCAATCAATCACTCAATGATTGTTCTCTTTGATCATCAATAGAGCCTGAGTAACCTCTAGAGTCTGTTTTCAATATAACACATCACTTGTTTCTATTTTTTCAAAATGTCAAGTGTTAGTATTATATTTAAGATAGTAGATACAGTTATTTAATAAAGGTAATAATCCGTTAGGATTATTTTCTCACTCTTTAGAGTGAGAATTATTAGTATCAGTATCAGTTTCAGTAAGGGTTTCTTTGGGTTTGTCTGGGTTTCATTTTAACCCACTGGGTTTTTTAGGTTTTTTGCTAGGTGGTCTACCTCATTTTGCACCATTTTCTTTATTTCTTTTGACGATCTTTTCTTCATATTTCTGATTTTGTTCGTCAAAGAAATTTTTCATCTTAGAGAACACTACTTTTACTACATAAGAGAGTTCTCAAATAGGCTGATCGTTATTATAGTAGAGTATAGCATCGAAGAGTTGAGCTTTATCCTCTGTTGTCATCTCCTTTGTGTACTCTATCCGATCTTTACAGAGAATAAAAGTCGGCTTCATATCTACCTACGAACACGGAATAAAATCAGATTTTTATTCTGTTTTTTTGTTTTTGTTAATTTTTTAAGTATTTTGTTTTTATCCTCACACAAGAGGAAAAGAATACCAGGAATAACAATTGCATGCATCCCTACAGGAGAGAGAGCGAGCAAAAAAATAGATACTAATAAAATTATTCACAATCGGTTCATTTTCCGTTTTGTGTAAAGAAATAAATCTGACTGCATATCATACAATCAGATTTTGTTTTATTGCCTATCTCCTTTATCTTAGGAGGCTACCTGTTCGGTAGACTTAGCGAAGAAAAGAAAAACCTGAGTTATATGATAGCACTGTTATGAAAGGGGGCTTACTTCCTTTCACCACAGCACTGTCATATATCTCAGATAGTACTGTGTAAGCCCTCGTTAATTTTTGCTATAGGCTTGCAACACTCAGTATTGAACATACGAAAAAGCCTAT